TTAACAATACGTCTTAAAGAACTTCTCACACAGACTCCCCATCATATAGCATGGTTCCTCGCTCAACATATCAATACCATCCTGCTCACAGATATGCGCTACCACATGAAGAAGCTCATGACCTATTGTATTGATGATGCTGCCATCAGATTCACACTCCCCAATGGCAAGTACACTCCTTCTTTCTGATAGGTTGGAATAGGTAAGTCCCCTATCTACACTCGATAAAGACAGATGCTCGTAGGCTTCAGATAAAGGATTTCCGTTGCAGCCTATACCAGAAAGAGCATAGCATATCTCATCGGCATCAGGTGGCTGATAACCTATGAAACATACTATGCTCCAATCGTACTTCGGAAGTTGTATTACTCTTCTTATCATAACACATCTTCCCAAGGAATAGGCACACCATTATGGCAACAGTCGGCATAGAATCGGTTGAAGATGAAACCATCCTTCTGGTCGGTATCATCCACCATATCCTTGATGAACTGGGCTAGCTGCTCCTCATCTTTGATGGAAGACTTGTAGAAGTCTGCCCTCGCCATATTCGCCACATATACATGGTCGTAGCCAACCTTATTCTTCACCTCTATTCCCTGACCAAGCAGCAAGGCATCCACCTTCTCCTTATCCCAAAACGAGACACTTACATCACGCTTGGAGGAAGGGTCATATTTGTACATCAGGCTCACCGCCCACTCGCACATCTTCTTGCTGAAATGATAGCCATTGTATCTGAGATAAGAAACCATTCCCTCAGGTTTGAGGTCATACATATCCAATGGCATTCTGCATTTTCCCATATTGCTGAATATTAAAGGGAGTCTGGTTCCGACATAAATGTCACTACCAAAACTCCCAAGTTAAACACTAGCGACCGCCACCATTGTAGCCGCCACCACCTCTTTCACCATAGCGGTTCGGGTAGTTCCAATCATCGTTCACGTTGTTGAATCTACGTCTGTTCTCACGCTCTTCACGTTCCTCACGCTCTCTTCTCCAATCGTCACGATAATCAGGCATACGCTCACCCATACGCTCCTGCTTCATCTTTTTCAGACAAGACATAGCCTTGCTGCCAAAACCAAGCATAGACTCGATGTTGTCATACAAATCATCGAACTTATCTTCTGTAATCTCAATCATTACCATAATCATAAGATATTAAAGTGAATAGATAGGAGATTACTTGCTCATGGTCTGCTGGAGCCATCCCATCATCTTGTCAATCTTGCCCTCAATACCTGAAACCTTACCTTCCAGTTTATTGATTTTCTCGGTCTGTTCCTTCTCCTTGGCTATCTGGGGGTTGAGTTGCTGTAGCATTCCCTCACAAGATTCTACTACCCTCTTGTTGTAATCTACGCTCTCCAGTATCGCCTTGGATTGTCTCAGCATGGCATCCACCTCTGCACTCATGGCATCCTTGTTGTCGCTAACAACAAGGTTCTTGTCGTTGGCTATCTGTCCGTTTGCTGGCAGTTGCTTGAAATCCACTTCCTCATCACCCAGCTTCACCCTTACGTCCACTACGGTCTCCATAGGCTGAGGAGTAAAACCGTTATTAAAGGTAGGGTATTTCGTCTGAGGATTGCTTACTGAAACCACTTGACCGATTCGCAAGTTCGGGTTCTCGCCCTTATCGAGCACATAGAATAAAGAATTAGTTCTTAAACCTTGAAACATAATATAATCTCCTATTATCTATTCTTGTTAAACAATACCCGACATCATCTGTAGGGTGTTAGTATCTCTCTCAAACCAGAACTGATAAACACCAGTTCCCTGCACGTCTGCAACCGTCAATGGTTCACCATTATACTTGGTCACAGCCTGAGTACTTCCGTTGGTCTCGAAAAGGATAGGCAGCGTACCAGTCGTTCCAGTCGGAATAGCCTGCATCAGGTTCACGAAAATCGTTCCTCTGTAGCTGGCATTCAGGAAGGCATGGTTTTTGAACGAGAAAACAACATTGTTGGTGTTCACCACCACGCCCGTAGAAGCGATAGCTGCCGAACCATTACGATTCACCCATGTAAATGGTCTTAGCCAAAACATAGCAGCCTCCTTTCCTTATTAACCCCAGAATCCTGCATTGTTAGCAGCATTCAAACCATACAAGCCAGCCTGATAAGCCACGCAGTTAGGAACCGCAGTAAATGGGCTGTAAGGAGTGGTCACGGTCTCAGGCAACTTACACTTGATACCAGCCACCTCGTTCTGCAAACCAGCCAATACCTGATTGATAGGAGCCACAGCCTGACCAACAATCTGAGAGGTCATTGCAGAAGACTTGAAGGTGCTGTTCTCCTCACGAAGAGCATCAATCTTATTCTGCATTTCCCTGAACTCAGCTTGCTTCTGACCATCAACGATAGTCTGAGTACTATCCTTGATAGCGTTGTGCAAATCACAAGTCTGTCTCTGAGTCTCGTAAGCTACGTTAGAGAAACCACGCTCCTGACCAGTAGCTACATTGTTGATGGCATTCTGCAAGGTTCCAGTCTGCTGACAGATAGCCAAGCGGTTCTCGCAGCAGCAGTTTGCAATCTGCTGAGCAATCTGCATATTACCCTGCTGCAAAGCATTGATAGTCTGCATACCGCTCATACCAACCTGATTACCTACATTCTGAACCTGAGAGGTCAAGGCAGAAATGGCACTCTGAATCTGACCTTCGGTGCAGTTCAACTGGGTAGCCAAATTGCTGAGTGCATTGCGGTTGCCACCGATGGCATCCATCAGGAGGCCACGACCATAGTCATTGTTAATCTCATTTGCGAGACCACCACGACCATTATTGCCGAAACCTCCCCAGCCATTACCTCCCCAACCCATGAGGAAGAAAAGGAAGATTACCCACATGAACCATCCACCTTCGCCACCGAAACCATTGTTTCCCTTCATGGCAAGGAGGACATTTGGGTCAACACCCTGCTTCTGGAGCAGAGGCGCAAGAAGACCGAGCATCCCATTGTTAGATGTTGAGCCTTCATTTCCGAATACATACGTTTTACTTTCCATATTATCCTGAATCTTTTGTTAAACATTAATTGATTAATACTACGTAACGTTACGAGTACAAAGATACGAATAATATGAATAGAGATTGATAAACTCGTAAAAGATTATATAAGTGTGTGATTAGCAAAGATTTATGGTTACGGAAAAGGTCGTAAATATACAGGAGGGGCGATTGGGTCTCTCCTATATATAATAAGGTGTTGCTGTTTCTAGAGGTTTATGCCATACTTTCGTGATAGCTTGCGGAAGAAAGCCTTCTTGTTGGCAAAGTATCGGATGAGCGACTTATTCCACTTCTTTTCATGCCCGAACTGGTCATGGATGCCTTCGGGTATCTTGCCATCGTGAACATACTTCTCAAAGGAAGAGATAGACTTGCCCATTTCGTGAGCACACCAGCCCTTGTTGGCTTGCGTATCATTCATCATGGCAGTAAGAAGTGCCACAAGTTCCATATCTCCTTCCGACAGACCGCAAGGGATAGGCTTACCCTCTTCTTGGGCAACTGCTGATTCATGTGCCTTATCTGCGAGAGCACGAAGTCCAGCTTCGATGATGCTGTAATTTACTAATTGCGACATAAGCGTATAAAATTAAAATGAGTGTAATCAGGAACATATCACAATAGTACATCTGATTCGTGATAACGATGGAATCATACATGACGTGAATCACATTGACTCCTGCAATATAGAGAATCGGAATGCGCCACTCTACACACAATCGGTGCAACACCTGACCCTTCCAAAGAGAAATCGGGTAAAGAATGTAAGTGATGAAGTAGAAGAACCAGATAGGTTCCTCATTCTCTTCGTACCATAGTGTTATCTCCATTTTGTTGTCATAGAACTGAGATATACCATACCATCTGAAAAGCATGACCAATATAGGCGCATACTTGAAATAAAGCAAGTCAGTCTTAATCTTGCTGCGTTCGGGGAGAAGTTTCGTAATCTCTCCAATTAACTTCTTGACTCGTAGGTCTTCGTTTTCATCTTTTTTCATAAGCCTTCATTTTTTAAGTTTATAATGATTGGATAATCTTTTGCTGATGCAATCACCTGAAATTCAGATGTTCTTAGATGCTGCAAATATAAAAAGGAATAATGGAAACATAATAATTTAGGATATTTTTAATAGTTAAACTTTATAAATACTTACAGATTGATAGATTTACACAAGAAATAGAGGTAAAAAGTTTCAGATTGGAAGCATTATCCCCCGAAAGCCTAGCACTTTCAGGGGATAGTCATATATGTATTACTTCTCAGCCTTCGCCTTCTGGCTAGCCACAACTACCTTGTTAGCCTTCTCCAGCACGGCAAGAATCTTCTTTCTCAGTTCACGAATCTGTTTCATGTCCTCAGCATTGTAGGCATCCTTGCCATCATCCAAGAAACCTTTCTTCAACTCGGAAATATCCTGCTTGTCATTGGAAATCTCATCAATGGCATCAATAGCAGCCTTGTTTGCTTTGTAGTAGCCATCGCTCTGACTCGGAGCCGTGTCAACCAAGAGGTCGTACGAGGTCTTGAATCCGTTCAGTTTGGTGTAGAGTTGTTTCAGCTTCAAGTCCTCGAAATCATCCTTCGGAGTAGCGTGAGCCTTATATATATCCTCGGCATTCAACTTGTGAGGTCTATACTCTTCCCCACTCTCCTCGGCACGCTCCTTCTTCTTGTCTTCCTCATACTTCTTCACCTTCACATCATCCTGCTTGTACTGCTTATATTCCTCTGAGCCGTAGAACCGCTCCAGCATAGAGTAATCTCCATCCACCTTAGCTTGTTTCTTCAACTTGCTCAGGGTATTGTCTGCTCGGTCGTGATTCTCCTTCATATCCCAGAACTCATCACCTTGTTTCTTAGTAACCGGTCTATCATCAGGATTGCTGACGAACTTGCTGAATAATGGAATATCAGCCACCTTGATTTCCTTCGGGTCGTTGAGTGACTTGGTAAGAACACCGAGCACCTGACTGCCCATGGTGTAAGCACCACCGAGATAAGAAGACAACACATGGTCAACCACGGCAGGGTTATTCAGATTGTATCTTGGGTCACCAAAAGCATCTATGCTATTCTGCTGCACATCAGGATAGTCGTTTCCGATTGAGTTAATCATCCTAGATGCACGTACCAACCAATCAGGAGTGCCCACGTATGCCTTGGTAAAGTTCGGGTCATACTTGTTATACTCTGTCTCCTTGAATAATGGTTTGCCAGTGAAGTCAACATTGAAAGCCAACTCAAAGACTGGACGGATAGCATTCGGCATCAGACTGACCGCAATATTGCCATCATAGCCAGTAGGGTCGAGCGGAAGCATATCCACCACCTGACCGAGCAAGTCTTCTGCATACTGGCTCCAACTCTCCTCAGCCAACTCGCCACCCATCATCTTGGATGCAATCATATCTCCCAAGCCGTAGAAAGCACGGAACTCCTGAGCAAGCGGAATCTTCACATACTCATGAGTGAAAGGAACCCACATAATCAGGTTGTTTCGTCTATCCCACTTGGTGAACTGCCAGTACTTATCCTTATCATCATCACCGTCCAACAGACTCATCAGGGCAGCGTTAACGATAGGAACCAGCACACCACTCGCCAACCACGATGCAGTAACAGCCGTGAACTTGAAAGGATGATGTTTGACAAGCGCACCCAATGTTTGCAAACTCTGTACTGCTGGGTTGATGAAGAGATAAAGGTTTCTAATCATCTGCCAGCCATATTCGCCAGTACCCTTGCGGTTGAAGTTCAGGGTCACGTCCTTGGCATCATTCACAGCCTCATCAATGGAACGTCCATACTGAATAGAGGTCATGTAAACAGCAAATCGGTTACTATCCTCAATCATTCTGTTCAGGAACTCGATACTATCCATGATGGTATGCCCTACCTTTACTGGGTTCGCCTTCCATCTATCCAAATCCTTCAAGTCATTCTTGAATTTCTTCTTCAAGTCTTCCACATCAAGCGAAGAGACAAAGCCAGTTTCGCCACCATTCATCATGAAGTCATAGAACATCTGTTCCTTTGGAGTAGCGTTTCCGTTGTCTACCTTTTCTCTCAACTTGCCGCTCTGATAGTCTCTCAGCATGAATCCGAGATTCCAAGAGGTAGCCAGATTCTTTCTGAGCAGATAGTTATATCTTCCATCCTCACGAATAGCGGTAGATGCCAGCGTCATGGTCAGGTCTCGGAAGTAGTTGGAAGGGATGAAGAGAGGTGAAAGACTGGTATAGGCAGCAGCCATCTTTCTGCCCAACCAAGCAGCAGCCCTATCCAGTTTGCCGCTCTGAATCTCTCTCACTCGGTGTGCTCTGGTATTGTTCATCGCCTGAGCCAACTGAGGGTCACCATTCACATAGATAACATACTCCTCGCCATCCTTCATCACTCTTACCTCATGTTCTCTCTCCTCGCTGTGAGTCTGAGGATAGGCAATGTTCAGTCCGTCTCTCTTCTGTGTAGCATCGCCAGTCTGAGCCATCTGCTCCATCTTCTTCTCAAAAGCATCAATAGCTGCCTTCACCTGATTGCTATCCATCTGAGAAGTAATCTGAGGTGTAGCAGGAATCCACTCCTCGTTGCCGTTATCATCCACACTCTTCACATACCAAGCCTTGCTCAGGGTAAGCAGGGAAGTTGGATGATTCTGAGCCAAGAGCATCAGGTGTTGTTTCACCCAGTTCTTGTTGTTCAGCAGGATTCCGCTCTCTGCCATATTCTCGATGTATGCGATAGGGTCATCAGCGATAGAAGTTCGTCCATGTGCCTTCTTCAAGGTTTGATTGAAGGCACCCTTGCCGCCACCGATATAGTCCCATACTTGGTCGGCAGTAGTGCCATCCCAGCCACGGAGAGGAATATAATGGCTATACATATCACGCACATACTGATAAGTATCTTTGCTCATCATGCCAGCCTTATAGCTATCACGGAGAACCTTCTTGGTTGCCGCATTCGTTGCATCCCAGAGGTTGTGAGTCTCGGTTACATACTTATCCTCAATATCCTTTACCAGTTTGTAGGCAGCTTCCTCAAAGTCTGAGCCGTCAAAGAGAGCAGACAAACCTGAGTAATCGTAGGCAATACCATTTTTATCGTAGCGATAGTTCATATAAGATGGAGAATATTTCGCCCTGAGTGCATTGTCTCTTTGTCTCCAAGTATTGAAGTCTACTCTGCCAAACTCTAGGTCGCTATCATTAATGATACGGTTCATATCGCCCTTGTAAGCCTTGTATGCTGCACTTCTCTGAGCCACGTCCTCATAGTCAGCTTCCAGAGACATCTTGAATGCCATCTGAGCATCACGCTCCAAACCATGCTTAGCCATCATGTAGATACGTACATTGTCATAGCTGTCACCCAGTATCTTCTTCATCTGATGATAAGCCTTTCTGAGTGGCTGCAAGAACTCATTGTTGTACTCCTCAAACTCGTTCTTTCCCTTTCCATGACTGCGGTTCTCGGCAGTATAGGCATCCTCAGCCATGTTCAGGCGGTCAACACCCACTTCCTTCATGATAGCTTCCTGAGCCTTGCGGATAGCCAGCATACTATCTTGGAAGGCGATTCTTTTGAGCACAGAACCACGCTGCAACTCTCGGTTGAACTCTCCAAGGGCAGTATCATCACTCAGAAGATGCTGCTCGTAGGTTGGAGCAGTCTTCCACAGAGCCATCTGCTTTCGGTACTCGTCCACTCTCCTCAGGAAGTCAACGGCACTCTCGCCAGCATTGCGTTGTGGGATGGTTGGTCGCTGAGCATCCTTAGGCAGCTTGTTATCCTTCTTCCACTGGTTCAGGTCATGCTCAAACTGGTCGTAGCGCAAGGAGAATCGGGTATTACCCACGATATTGGCATTGTTCTCATCGAATATCACGTAGTTGTAATCGCCTTCTTTTGCACCTCCATGAATAAGACCAGCAGGATATTTTATACCAATAAAACCAATTTCTTTCAAAGCCCTTGATGTTAACTCAGCACCATGCCAAGGTCTTTCACGGTCAAAGAAATCCCTCAAAGCCTGATACAATTCTTCACCTTTTAATGTAGGAAGTTTCTGCATACCGTTCTCAGGAGAGTCAAGTTTCATTTGGATGATACGCTCAATCCTATCTTTATCATATCTCGCTCCACCATCTTTGAAATACTCGTCTTCATTAAATCCATGATGAGTTATTTCCCAAAGTCTGTACCATTTTTCCAATGGGAAGTTTTGAGAATCATTCCATCCAAGGTAGTTTTCACCATTATCATCTGGTATGTCAACATCATAGCGATAAGCGTTATTACTAACCTCAGCTATCTCATCATTTTTCTTTTGCAAAATAGCAGACAACTCTTTCAATGTCTCATCATCAGGAAACATTTCCAAAGCAGACTTCAAGTCTTGTCTAGCATTTTCTAAGCCCTTATCTACATCTTGGTTTTTATTGATATAATGGTTAAGCATTTGTCTAGCATCGGCAGACATATCAACCTTATAATCAAAGCCAAACTTTCCCTTCCTATCTTTTGCACGTTGAGCATAATTATCACCTATCTCCTTAGAGTTCGTAACATACACACCATGCCCAAAGGTCTCGCTTCCCTCGCCCTCCAAGGCATGGGATAAATCGAACTTGTCAAACTTAGCACCAGTACCATGATAGGTACGGATGCTAAATTTAGGGTCAGAACCAGTAAGAAGAGGAGCAATAACGTGCTCGGTCAACTGGGTCGGGATTCCGTTGCCGATGATGGTATGGCTCAGATTCTCGGAGAATGGCATCTTGTAATCATCGCTCACTCCTGATACTCTTGCGAGAACTCTGCCCATAGCACGATATACCTTGCCATCAGGCATCACAATCACATCACCACTCTTTGTTCTGAGTGTTGGCAGCAGTTCATCAGCAAAGGCATGAGGAATCTTTCCGTCAGCATAGGCACTTCCCATCACATATAATGGCTTGTCAATGTTTCTCCAGTCAATGCCATCAGCCTTCAAGCGAATATCCATCCAAGGAGCCACACCATTCTTCTTCTCGGTCAGGGTCGGGATAATATCAGCCACAGCTTCATACCATCCTCTCTTGTGTTCCATCTTCTTTGGCTTTTCAGGAAGTTTGCCATTACGAACCGCACGGACAATCAATCTCTCTCGGTTGGTATAACCGCCATAGTCAGCAGCGTTATACACATCTGCATCCCAAGTATATCCGTTGGAATCCAGAGCATCGGTAATAGTCTTCATTGCTTCCGAATCCTTATATCCCTTCACGTTCTCAATGGTCACCACCTTTGGCTTGATAGCATTGATGAACTCGGCAGTACTAGCAGCAGTCTCCTTGTCTAGTTCCACCTCAGCATGGTTACTCTTAGCCTGAGAGTAGTTCTTGCAGACTGGGCTGGCATGGAAGTACTCTACCTCGCCATCAATCTGCTTCACCAACTCCTTAGGGTCAACATCACGAACATCGGCAGTAACGATGTGCTGCCCGAAGTTGTTGCGATAAACACCGCTTATCTTCTCGTCATACTCCACTGCTACCACTGGGTCGATGATACCCTTCAAGCCTTCCTCAACAAGACCGCCACCGCTAAAGTATGTTCCAGCCTTAATGAGAGTGCCACCCTTCAGGGAGAACTTAGGTTCCTCGCCAGCAATCTCTGCCTTGCGGTTCTCGCCCAGAGCCTTAGCAATATGAATCATCTTCTTGTTAGCCATCTGCCAGCCGCTAGGCATATCATCAATGGCAGTCTTGATAGCATCATCCACCTCATCAGGAGTGTTCAGACTCTTCAAGTCCTCAGCAATATCAGCCGCACCACGCTCGCCAACGAGAGAGAATCGGATATTGTCGCTGCTATTGATAGCTTCATTGAAGGCACGCTTTCGGTCTGCATCGCTCTTTTCGTCATACTCAAAGATTGATACACCAGCATTCTTCAACGCCTCCTTCACCTCTTTCTTGGTAGTAGTAGGAACAACAGCAGCAGAGAACTCGTCAAATCTAACTGGACGTTCAAACTTAGTCTCAAAGTACATGGCAGGATGCTCTTCCTTGATAGCCTTAACCATTTCCTTCAAGCGTTTCGTGTCCTCATCTGAGAAGTCCACATTGTACTCCTTCTTCAAATAGGCTTGTGGGTCACTTGTCATTGCCGCCTCAGAGAGTCTTGCCAAACCATAATCGTCAAAAGTTCCAGTTGCATCAGGCTGGCACTTCATGCCAAGTTCAAAGAATACATTCGACCACTTTTCTCTGAATTTATCAAATTTCTCTCGGTCAGAAGTCAACAAACCTTTCTTGGAGCGAATATCCTTCAATGTTCCATAAGAAGGCATCAGTCTTGCAGCAAAGTTTTGGAAAGATACAGCCGCACCAGTTGCACCATTTCGTCCTTGCTTCTTCATCAACTTTGAAACATTCTCCAAGGTGTTTGGCACATATCTACGATTGCCGCTAGGAGTAAAGCCATCAAAGATTACCTCCTTAATGCCATATTCCTTTTCCTTACCTTCCAGCCAAGTATTGAACTCATCTGTCAGGTTATTGGTCTTGATGTAGTCTTCAACCTCATTAAGCGTAGCATTCGTATCAACGCCACTCTTACGATGGTCATACTCTACATCACGGACGAAGGTCTGCACACCCTTATAGTTGAAACCATATTCATCATATAGTTCAACATTCTCCTTGGCAATGGCATATCTCATTCCACCCTTAGCACCAGCATCAACGATAGACTTATTTCTTTCCAGCCAAGCCTTGGTCTTCTCCTCATACAAATCCTTATCGCCATCAAACTTTGCCTCAATGTACATATCCAAGACCTTCTGAGCATCAGCCTTGCCGATACCATAGATATTGAAGTCTCCAGCAGTAATAAACTTCAACTCGTTATATGCTTCATCACTAAACTTAGGCTGAATCATCTTCGGTTCAGGAGCCACACCCTTCTCATGAAGGAAGAGATACTTCAAACCAGAGTTTGCATCGCCCCCGTTCAACCATCGGTCGATACCATTTCTTACTTCATGCTGCATTTCTTTTGGCACAGAAAGAACATCCGAAGAAGACTTTTCAGCCCCCTTATTGCTCATCTGTTTCTCCACTTCTGGATAAGTAGGAGTATAAGCATCACCTTGCCAAGTACCTGCATTTTTTCCAGTTCTCTTAGCAATCTTATCGGAAGGCAGAATCAAGGAAATGCCACCATACGCCTTATGGTCTTGCCTACTAGAGTCAATGACTGCCACAGACGGATTGGCAAGACCACCTTGCTTGATAGCCTTCAACAGCTTCTCTTCTGATATGTTATGCACTCCTGCAAGAGTTTTTTCGTCCTTCAATGAAAACTTTTCGCCATTTTCCTTGGCAGTTTCAGAAGAATTGTCTATCTTTGCAGCAGAACCTTCGGTTTGGGAGAGAGCGGTGTCACCTTCCAACGAAGTAGCGGCAGTGTCTGTCCTCTTGTCGCTTGCCGAAGTTTCCTTTTTAAATGCAGTCAACAACCAAGATTTTCTTTCTCCATCCCAAGTAAGACGAACACCAGCCTTATGGGTTTCACTTTCCAAGTTTACACGATTCTTACTGCTTGAAACTACACGCATATCATTCAGAATCTCCTGCAAATCATCAAGAACCTCAGGATGATACTTCACTAGTTTAGAAAGACCATAGCCGTCACTATGTCCAGTTCCTTCTTTGCCCCAAACCAAATCAATATCACCAATATCCTTGTGATGAAGAGCACCGACAGCTTCTCCACCACGAACCTTCTTCAAGAACTCGATTGCAGCCTTGGCATTGCCACGGAACTGATTGTATATATTTCCGAAAGCACCAACACCAACTGGCTTTATATCCTTCAACGAGAACTTTACCTTAGCATAGTCTTTAAATGGCTTTAGCTTACGTTTGCTCGTATCAAGCCACTTGTCGAACTCATCCTTACTTACTCCAGTAATATCTCCAAGACCTTGCCAACCATCGCTATAGTTGGCGAGATAAGCCTTTTTGGCATCATCCATGGAGTCATAGCCATACATTACTTTATGCTCATCAAACGAGCCATCAGGATTCACTTGGTCTACGACAAACACATCACCATTCCAATTATCAAGGTCTGCTTTGTCATTGATGAACATATCCAAATGGTCACCATCCTTGCCAAACTTGCCACGGATATAACCATAGGTATCGTGCATGGTAACTTTCCATTCTTTACCATCGGCATCCTTGCCTGAGCGAGTTGAACCCTTTGGATTCTCTATAGTATAATCGTAGCCACCGAACTTGATGTGTCCTTTCTTATAGTTACCGCTCTCCTTCTGTGCGTCAGATGGATTGGTTTCAGTCTCATCAATAGCAGACTTCAAACGGAGAGAAAACTTGGTGTGCTCGGTGATTTTCATATCCTCAGGCTTGAAGATAACATAGTTGGTTTCGTCTCCTTCAACACCACCCATGATGGTTCCAGCAGGATATTTGATACCAGTATATCCGAGTGAAGAAAGAATTTTGCTTGCCAACTTATCGCCAACAGCAACAGACAACGCATTATAAGCATCGCCATTACTTTTTCTACGCTCCAATTCAAACAGAGCATCATCAATAAGAGACTTCTCAAACGATTCATCTGTTCCGTTCTCTTCATAGAATTTCCGTTCAGCCTCTTTGTACTCAGGCATTTCCTTCAACTCAGAAGGGAGACCATTTGCCAACACACTCTTAATCTGTTCTTTAAACTCAGGGGTAGCATCTTCGTAGAACTCAATATAGTTACTGCCATTATCCTCAGGAATATTCACCTCATAGAGATTGCGATTTGTGATTGGGTTTGGGTTAAACCAATCTTCTGGTTTAGTTGATACAAACCAATCATATTCTTCTTTCTTTGATATGTTTGATTTATCATTGTCTGAAATTTCAAGCAAGGTGTTTTTGACATAATTATAGTCTCTAATTCCACCATCAAACAATGTTGCAATCAAATCAGTGAAAGTTTTTTTGTTTTTGCCTACATATTCTACATCTTTGTCTGGGTTATATTTGATACTAGCATAGTCCTTACCTATCTTCTTTGAAGAGGTAACGTAGCCACCCCATCCGAACGCTTGGGAGCCAGCACCCTCGCCCATGTGGTCGAAGTCAAACTCTGTGAAGTCAGCACCGCTACCATGATATACCTTTAACGAGAACTTAGGAGCATCAGCTATCTCCTGATTGATGCTATTCACAACATCATCAGTAACAATATCGCCCTCCTGAATCTGCTGAGGTTCACGACCAGCCTTCTTCACAAGTTCCGCTTGCTCTGCTCTGGTCAAGATACGGTTCACCTTCATCGCACCAGTAATCACCCAAGGGTCAGTCTCAGGGTTCGGGTTGGTACGATACATATAATATCCATCAGTAGGCAGATGCTTCAAACCAGCCAATGAATGCTGATACTTGCCCGATGGATTGATACCCTCTTGGCGAGCTTCCTCCTGATAATCTACATCAGCAGCATACTCCACCTCAGCGAAAACAAAGTTCTTAGGGAAGAGAGTCTTGTTTCCCTCAGCATCCTTGCGGTTGAACTGGATAGCGTAAGGCACTACACCAAGATGCCAGCCTGGTCTATAGGCTAACTTACCGCTACCGCCTTGTGTTCCCTTGCCGCCCTGCTTAACCTGAGGTCTGCCAGTCTTGCTTTCTCCTGCAATAGGAGCCGCATCAGCATCGAGCCATACACCAACTGGAGTAGCAGCACCATCAGGGTTCGCTACCATTGGTGGATAGAGTTTGCCATCCTTCAATACGAATACCTTGTAGCCGATACCCTTCTTCTTAGGCTCAGGCTTCTGACGGAGAGAGAATGAAACATCTTCGCCAGTCTCAGAGTTTGTCACCTCGCCCTTGGCAGTATCAACGTATGCCTTTTCAACGATACGCTCCAAAGCATCTACAGACTTGTAGAAGTCTCCATATAACAGACTCTTTATCTTCTGTATAGCATGAAGAATCGTTGCCAATACAGGATGATTTAGACGAAGAGAGAACTTTTGTGCCAAGTCAAAGTCATTAATAAACTTTCCTACGTTATCAGCAACAACCTCCTCAACGTAATCATCAACATTGTTATATCCAGAGATACCATGATAGTTTTGGAAAACCTTTGCCAAGTCTTCCTCAAACTTCTTCTTTGTCGTTACAGCCATGGCAACCTTAACGAGTTCCTTGTATGCCTCAGGATTCTTCTGCTTGATGGCATGAGTCATTTCGTGACCAAAGACAAACTGGGTAGCCTTCTCTGTGTCCAGAGCAAGATACATGGTTCCATTCTCAATCCAACCATTTGACCTTGCACCCATATAGAGGAACTGAACCTTCAATCCCATCTTCTTACACAATTCCTTAATAGCCTTGTGTACGTGTTTAGGCATATCAATATCCAAGATGTCCTTATCGTCCACCTTGTTGTCATTGATAAGTCTCTGTCTGTCTTCATTGTCGTTTATATCATACGTCTCACCGCTCTTTCCTCCTTCGATTTCAAACGGAACCTTATCCTCGCTAAGTTGCAAGCCAAGCGGATTCTCGTCCGTTGCATCCTCAGGAACCTCAGGAGCATTTATATTATCATTTATATTGTCATTTATCTTCTCATTATCCGTTTCATTAGACAAATCATTAGATTTATTATCCGATTCATTATCCAACTTCGCCTCTGACTTCGCCTTCAACTCAGCCTTTTCATCCGACTTCGCCTCCAACTCGGCCTCTGGCTCAGCCTTGTGCTGCTCAGCATAGGCTGCATTCTCCTGAGCACGTTTCTGCTCTTCAAGTATGCTCTCTGCCTGAGCAATGCGAATATTTTCAACAAAATTTCTAGCTTCCGATGCCTTGAAACCGCTATTGAGTACACCGATGAGAGCATTACGAATTTCCTGAGTGTCTAGTGATTCAAGGTTTGATGGACGATTCTCCCACAAGCTATGAACGAGCGCATCAATAGTAGTTCCCTTACCATCAGCAGCGAGCAACTGAGTTTTAGCAAAGTCTTCTCTGCTCAATCCAGTCTCTTGCTTAACACCCTTGCTTGTCTCTGTTCCCTCATAGTTGAGAGAGTGAGCACCGAGGTTGCTAGCCACATACTCTTCAGCAGTAAGCGGAATCGTATCTGTCACGTCAATGCCAGTACCATCATACAGACGATGCAGGAGTGAACCGATTGTATCTTTATAGAGTTGAGCCACCGACTCAGCATCATCCTTCACAGCACTCTTCAAGCGAGCGAACTTTCTTCTTGCTTTCTCAATAAGTTCCTTTCTACCCTCAGCAGTATCTTCCACCTTGGCAAGTTGTCGCTCATTATAAGCATCACGGATAGCGATAGCTGAGTCATAAGCCGCCTGAGCATTAGCAATAGCCTTCTCCTTGGCATCCTTCGCAGCCTTCTGTTCCACGAAAGTCTTACCCTTCACGGTCATGTTGCTAGCCTTGTCGAGTGCCTTCTTTGCATCAGACACATATCCAGATACGATACTATCTGCATCCTCACCAAACTGAGTATCATACAACTCAGCAGTCTGTGCGGCTGTCAGCTTCGAGAAGTCAGGATTGCCATCCTCCAGCATAGGCACGATGGTTCCATCTTCAAGGGTAATGGCAGGAGCAGCAGGAGTCTGTTCTGTCGCAGGAGTCTCAGCAGATTCAGGAGCATCAGTTTCCTCAGAAGGAGCAGCAGTCTCGCCCTCTATTGTCGGAGTCTCCACATCTATCTCACCTATATTCTCTCCACTATTACCCTCTATCATTGAGGATTCAGGCATAGCTTGTTTGTATTCATCGAGCGACATAGAAGAGATTGTAGCCACATCTTCTTTGTTCACAGCATGAGGAACAATAGTACCATCACTCTTCAACTCAACTACCTTAGCTTTAGCACCAGCATCACGGATAAGGAATAATCTAGAGTCAGGGTATTTGGTATTACCATCCTTGTCGAGCACATCAACGAGCACCACGTTACCATTATCATTGAGAATCTGATTGAAGTCAAACGAAGGTTGAGTCTCTTCTGTCTCCTGATTTTGCTGCTCAGCACGCTCCTTCTCCATCTGTTCTCGCTGAGCCTTTGCTGCTTGCAATTTCTGCTGGTCAGACTCATCCTTCATCTTCTGCAACTCTTCAAACGAGACTGGAATATTTACATTCTCACCCTTGACAAGTTCAGTTGGAATATTACCATCAATAGTAATCATGGCAGTACCATCACCATTATCAGCCAGCACTTCATAAGTATGCTCTGTTCCATCTGCATCAACGGTCTTGAACTGAGTACCTACCTCAACAACACCATCAATGATACCAGTAGTTTCTTTGATAGCCTTCTCCTTGGCATCAACCATAGCCTGACTTCTCACTTCATCAGCATTCTCCTCACTACCCAGTTCAGCAAACATCATGGCATCAGCATGCTCAACCGTATTAGTAGTTGGGTCATAATACAGAATCATATCATCGCTATTACTAATGTCAATAGAACCATCTTCATGGGTAGCAATATTACCATTGATGATATATACACCATAATCTTCCAAGCCGCCAGTAGCCTTGATGGTAGCATTTCGGATTGTATTACGAGACTTGTCTGTGTACATATCAACCGCCTGTGCTGCCCTCTGAACCTCCAAGTCTATCTGGTCTCTTGCGTTATCAATCACACCTTCATAGCGAGCAGTAGATAACTGGTAGTCATAAATAGCCCTATCAATATTATCATCACGACCAGAGAGTGCTTCAAGTTCCTCATTACTCATGGATGCCAACTGCTGCTCTGAGATACCAAGAAGTTGAGCAAGAGACTTTTGTTTGTCTTCTTGGTCTAACTGAATCTCATGAGTATCGTAACCATAAGCATCACGCCCCTGCTGGTATGCCTGATTCTTCTCCATATTCTTCACAGAGACACCTTCACCCTTATCTTCAACTGCCTTCTTTGCTGCAAGCATATTACCAATGTCATAACCACGCATGATGAGCAAGTTCTGAATATACTCACGCACTGGCTGTCTGTTCTTACCAAGAGCAACATCACGATTGATTTTGTTTACCATTTCAGGCATATCCTCGTTTGTCGTAGCATCAATCTGATTACGGAGTTCTTCCCACTTCTCCTTACCGAGCAACTGAGACAAGTTTACATCAGCCTTGTCTAGCTTATGCTTATAGGAATAATACTGCTTGGCATTATAGGCATGGAAAGGAGCAACAGCACCCTTCATCAATCCGATAGACAAGAGCATGCCGCCCCATATCTGTGACTGCTGCTTTTCATCCCACAAGTCTGAGATTTTGTTATCACCAGTAAAGACCGTGTTGGCGATGATACCCAACTCTTCCTCCAGAGACTCACCGACAATACTATTCACTTCAACCTTACCAAGAGTTCTGTCAGCACCAGCCTTTAAGTATCTTGCATTCTTTGACACCTTATTATTAAGCAAGAAGTCAATCACCTTGGAAACATTCTCCATGTTGTACTTGTTGATAATTTTCTTGCCACCTTTGGTAACGAAGTTCTTCAGGGCAGTACCAGCAGCATCAATGCCACCGCCAGCCAACTCTGTAGCAAACTCAATGGTCTGAGCCGCCTCACCCTTTACAAGGGCAGTAAGGAAGTCTTCACCGCCTTCATGCACAAGTTTACCATCACTATCAAAAGTGCCGAACTTGTAGTTGCCCTGCTCATCCTGATAGACCTGACCAGTATAGCGGTTAATCACATCGTTAGCTACATTTCCAAGACCAACCGTATTGGCTTGGGCAGCACCTACGATTCCATACTGGATAGCCTTGCCGAAAGCCTTTGTAGTAAGACCAGTTACCTTACCGATATAGTTTGCGATATGAGCACCAGCAATTCCAGTAGCTTTCTCCATAGTACCCAATGCCACTTTTGAAGCAGCACCCTGCACGACCTTGCCAATAGCATTACTCATACCCTTGGAGAATCCTGCACTACCAATCTGCACCATAAAAGGAGCCATATTGGTAGTGATAACACCACCAGTATACATCCATCCCTGATTGTCACCATACTGACTCTGTGCATCACTATTCTTTACCGCTTGCTGCATCAGCATATCTCCAGCTTCTGTATGAACACCATTATCCAAATTCTGCTTGGTCGCAAGCAAGGAGCCAGCATTGATAAGGTCAGATGCACCGCCAGTTAGGAATCCAGTATCTTTGGCAGCATCATACATTCCTCTCCAGAAGGAATGGTCATCAAAGATTGCACCATTTCTTGAATCCTGCTCTAACTGCAAGAGTTCTCTTCTCTTACGATTGTAGTCACCAGCAGCAAGAATTTGTCGAGCTTCTGTATTCTCCATGATGCCATTGTTGGTAGTAACACTATGAGGAGTACCAGCGATACCGCCACCTCTAGTCATGTTACCCCATACACTACCTACTTCATCAGTAGAACCGATGAAGGACTTGAACATATCGCTAATCTTGGCTGCATCTCTATCAGCATCAGCCATCTGGTCATGCAGTTCATTCTCCCAGTTCTTTGTTGTCTCCTGAGCATACTCCCTATCAAGGTCTTCTACAGTCTTGGCAGGAGTAATGGCAAACTCATTTCCAGTTGGCTTACCTTTCCGATTCAAAACCTTAGCGGTTACTGGTTTACGGACATTGTTGGTTGCCCTTACAGCCTGACCTACCGCTCTATGAGTAAGTTCTGACGCTCTGCTCTTATTTGGGTCAACAGAGTTAAACATTTGCTGACGATACTTATTGACTGTTGGAGTACCACCAAGTCTTAGCTTTCGTCTAAAATCCTCGTAAGTAGGACTATCTATAATGCCGTCTGCCCTGAGACCATCATAAATATCCTTTCTTATCTTATACCCCTTATTACCAGGAGTCAAGAATACTTTTCGGAACTTACCTCTATCACTAGCAGCACCTTTCGCCTGCATTATTTCAAATAACTTATCTATATTATCTGGCATAATATTTCTCTTTTAAAATCCGTACTTTTTGGCTAATTGCTTAGCTCGACTATTGTTACTCGTAGAACCGCCACCATTATGTGCTCTGTAAGCCTCTACTATTATCTGTGCATTTTGAGGAACACCAGCACGTTTCAAACTCCTATTAACCGCTCTTACTCCATTAGGGTCATTAGTAGTTAAACCAGCGAGAGTTTTATTATAGTTTTCTTTAGAAGAACCACCTTTATTTTTCCCTGCCTTTTGTGCTCTAGTCACATTAGCGTTGGCATTCTTCTTACTAGTACTTTCCTGCTCTTTATGATGTCGAACAGTTTCTTTGTTTGCAAACTCCTGATTACTTAATTTACCCTTATTGTATTCATCTTGCTGTGCTATCCTCATTCGGTCTAACATGACTTTCGCTCTATTGACTCTATCCATATTATCGTGATACCTCATCTGCTCAGCGAGAGTCAGGTTATTCTTCCGAGCTTCCTCATCAAGAGCGAGTGCCCTCTGATACCCAGCCAGCCATGATGCCCGATTCTTCTCTCTCTGAGCATCCATATATGCCTTGCGTTTATTCACCGCCTTAGTCATATCCGACTCAGGATTGTGTACCACCTTGGCACCTTTGGTAGCAAAGTAGATATTGGATAGCGCACGGAGACCATCACCCAGAGCAGCAATACGAGCCTTGGTACGCTCCTTCTTCTCTCTGTTCGCCCTCTGCTCAGCCGTCTCATTCAGTTCAGGATTCAGCATCTTATACATATCAGCATAAGACAACTGCTTAGGCTGAGGTTTCGACTCCTCCTTCTTCACGATAGGGACAGATGGTTTATCCTCCTCATCACTTGGCGCACCCTGATTCACATCTACCCCATTGGCGATGGCTTGTTGAGTAGCGATAGTCTTCTCTCTAGCCGCCTTCATCGTAGGTGTTTCATTCTGAGGAGTAGCAGCATTCATCTGGTCAACCTTCTTGCCAGCCGCATCAAGTTGCTGCTGGGTAAAGACTGGAGCCTGAGTCTGTGCCACCTTCTGAGCGGCATCCACCCCACTCTGCTGCTTGTTGAGTACACTCTGTGTAGTCTTCAAGCCATTGTTGTTTCGTAACATATCTGATGCTTTCATAGGCTATGCTTTAATCTTTTGAAGTTTAGCCCCAAGGCTATTCAGTTCACCCTCAGAAGGAAGAGAAGTATCCTTCGCCTTTAAGCCGAGAACATCATTGGAGTTCTTGGCAATACCATCCAACTGCTGCTGAGTCACATTCATATTCGGAGCCTTCTTTGCTCCAGCACCACTATCAATAGTTGCAGCGATGTTGGCAGCAGTTCCAGCCACGCCAGCAACCGCATTGGCAGTATCAGCAGCCTTCTCAGCTTCCATGCCCATCTGTTGGTTCTGCAACTGATTCTTTCTGTTCATATACTGCTGTTCGATGTTATCCTTTCTAGCATCATTTGCAGCTACAATCTGTGAGGTAGTATCAGCGAGAGTCTTGTTGTTCGCCTCCTTCACCGCAGTAGTGGAATCGTCAGTACCACCCATTACCGCTTGTCTACCCTTAGCTGCCTTGTTTCTGTTCTTAATCTGCTCCTGCATCTGAGTGAGCAATCGAACGGTATCAGCACGTTTGGTAGGGTCTTCATTATACTTTCTATCATACCATGCCTGATTTTCTCTCTGCTGCTGGGCAATCATCTGTTCCTGCTTTTTTCTCGCCTTGCGGTTAGCTATACCGCCAGCAATACTGCTTGCAAGCCCAAGCCCAGCACCTATTAATGCACCTATCATATATATGAAAATTAAAATTATTAATAATGGTACAAAGATACAGATACCATCCGAGATTCGTATTTTATCCGTTTATTTAGGTAAGTTAACGGATAAAGTTTCCGTTTGCCGAATAATTACTATCTTTGCACCAAAATAGTTAAGTCAATGGCAGTAGATAGAAATACAAAAGGTCAGTTCGAGAAAGGTCGGGCAAAGACTGGAGGTAAGAAGAAAGGTTACGAGTCTCCTATCAACAAGGAGTTTCGTGAGTTGTGCGCCGACTTTTCTAGAGAGGCATGGGATGATTTCATGGCAGCTTGGTATAAGTGCGAGCCTAAGGATAAGGTGGCATCATTCATCAAGATACTGGAGTTCAACTGCCCTAAGCTACAGACCGTCACTCTTGACGATAAGCGTGAGGTTCACAATGCCCTCACCGAGAAGTTGAGACAGATGTCGGAAGAGGAAGGATAAAATGTAATTCATAAGAAGAACGTTTGTTTTTTTCATAGGTTTTTGGTTTATAGGTTTTAAGATTGTTAGGATAACGAAATAGGGAATGCGTGAGCACTCCCTATTCTTTTTTTTATAATATTCACCACGCAAGTGTTAATTTTGTGTTAAAATCAAGAATTTGTTTGGTCATATCCAAACTTTTATGTACCTTTGCAGCAGAATTAAGAAACAAGGAAATATAAATACTCAGCCCTCGACATCACGGATAAGTCATCAATTATGAAGAAAATCAAAATTAAACGCAAAGATAATTCTCCAATCATCGGCAGAAAGAAAAGTTTGACGTTCACTATTTCAAGTAACCTTGAACAGTTGAACAAGGCAAGCGAGAAAGCGTTTTGCATCAATGAAGTAGATAGCAATGAATGGTCTATTTCATACATCAATGATGAAATGGAGAACAATAACGAAATCATAGAGTTTGTTTTCTCTGTTGAGGATTGGAATAAGACCTTAAATGAGGTTAAGGCTATTTATTGGAAAAATGATATAATTGAAGATGAATTTGAGTTTATTGCAGTAACAGATTAATAATCATACAGCCCTCGCCAGCACGGATAAGGCAACATTATGACAGCATTAGATTTTAACGACAGAGGTCAGGCAAAAGTTTCATTCAGCGAGTTCGACAACTACATGAACGAGCGTAAGGAACAGGGTGATTACACCGAAGAGAAAGACGGAATCACTTACTACTATAATGGTGGCGGTTGTCTTATCGGAAAGTATGATAACAACGAAGGTTACGGAATTACTTATTAACAGATAAAGCCCTACGCATCACGGTTAAGCGAAAAGAATATGGAGAATATATTAGAAAAGACGGTGAAGGAAAATGGAAATATCGACTTAAACGAATTAAGTTGGAAGCAGGTCGTTGCACTCTTGAGCGTCTGGGATTCTAGCTTTGCAAGAAATGAGAACACGTCGTTCTCGGAGATGGTGAAGCGATGCTATAAATCACGTCCATGGCATGAGAATGCGAATATTATCTATTTGCATCGAGACAACAAGAAAACTACCATCCTCCCTCACGCATGCTATAACCTCAACGAGGCAGAGGAAAATATGATATTTAATTTGCTAAAAAAGCAATTAAAGTGAATCTCTACGGATGCAGCAGGACGAAAAAACCCCGACCTAAGCCGGGGCTACCACAGACCATTACAGTCTGACATCTACGATAGTAGAAATTTGCTCTTTATGAGCGTTTAAATCCGCAGACTTCAAGAAGCCTGACCGTCAACGGAAGTTTATTTTTATTCCGATTCCATAAAGGTACAATTGAAGTCTTCCGAAGACAGGTGCAAAGATAATAAATAAAACAATACGGTGTATCATTTCACCCAATAAATTAATATAAATTAAGTTTCAGCCCCTCGACATCAATGTCAACACTTAAAGCTAAAGAAGTTATCAAGGAGAAGGGTATGACCATTGAGGAGGTAGCCAGCAAGATGGGAATCACAAAAGGTACTCTATCTGCTGCCCTCAGCGGAAACCCAACCGTCAGCTACCTGACAAGAGTAGCAGACGCTATAGATTGTGATATTAGAGATTTATTCAGATAAGAAAAAGGGAGTCTACGCTGGCTCCCTTTTATCGTATTCACTATCAGCGACCACCTCTCGCTCTTCTATCCCCAGCCATATCCGTCTTGGAACCACGATTCACCGATGATGGCTTATACCTAATTCCTGAACGTGTATGGCTAGCATCCATACCCTTGCGAGAAGCTGCCCCATACTTTTTGTCGTGAGCAGCGTTATGTTTTGCGAGTTCCCTTCTTTTCTTTTTTTGAGATGGAGAACTCTCAAATTTGCTATCGTACATGGCTTTTCTTTTTCTTGCTAAAGGATGCTCTTGATAATATTTAGCAGATTTACTTACCATTTTCTTTAATTCTTTATATTCTGTCTCATATAAAAATTTATATCCAATTAACCGCCAGCCATTCATGAATGTGAATCAATGCAGCACCAACTACCAACGCAATCACTCCTGCACACACACCGAAAATGTCTACCCATAAATCATCGGCATCCACCTTCTCCTTGCTGACTAGCTTATCAATCACCACCTCCTTGAAGATACCTATAACAAATGTAGCCAGAGTAGCGAGCCATAAGTTATAGGTCAAGAAGAATATCATTTGCACCAGTACCATGCTAAGCACGAAATGCAGCACTTTATCCGTCTGCAACCCACAGAGCCAGTTCTTAGGCTTTGTATACAGAGTATTCCATATCATTCTAATCATTGTCTTTATCTCCATAACTTAATGTCTTTTCGATTTTTCGATGTTATATTGCTCACAGATGTCGCAATATGCGCCATAAGCCAAGCTATCAACCATTTCATTGTACTTGTCACCATTGTGACCTTTCACCCAGTGGAAACGAACTCCTGCCAAATGAGCAGAGCATTTCTTGTACAACTCATAGAGGTCAGGATTCATCATTGGTGGAGTACTCTTCCCCAACACAAGTATGCAGTACTGGCTATCTGTATAAATATCAAGATAAGCACCAGATGGGCAAGACTTAGCTGCACTGATGATAGCTAGCAATTCCATACGATTGTTTGTTGTCTGTAGTCTGCCATGATTCTTCATCTTGACAATCTCTCCATCCTTCAATACGATGTAAGCAGAACCTCCTGCCTTATACTTGGAATGGTTGTCACAACTTCCATCCGTATAAGCCACATAGTTCATGCCATTATCAGGGAATGGCTCAACTGGGTCGAAATTTTCCGACTTTTCAGCCAATTTTTCTCTGATTGCTCTAGAGAATTTACCTTTAGCGTTGAACACACCAAAGTTAGCATCTGTGAGAATCATCCAGTTTACTGGTTCCTCACCATTTGCCTTCTTCCACTTTCTCTCATCAAGATAATCATAAAGACTCTTGATGTACTCATCTGTTCCATAGTTCTTCGATATACAATATCTCTTGAACTTCTCATAGGTAGGTTTATCCATAACTAATAACTTACTTAATATATTTTCTTTCTTTCAATGTAGGCTACCAAAACAAACATCTAAGCAATTAACAGAAAAATCCGTCAGGGATTCCTCCAATACTCATGTCTCTCTGAATAACCTTTTCACTCTGCTTGCCATAGATAAGATGCCTGAATCCATCGGTCACCGCCCTATTAGCGATAGAGTAAGTACAAGCAAGGACTACAAATCCAAGAGTGCCGACAATAAAGTCTGCCTTGGTTTTTCTCGTTCTCAACAAAGTTCTCTTCGTTTCTTCCTCATTCCTGATGTCAAAGGAATGTTTCTCGGCAAGAGTAGAATTAATCTTACCACTGGCAATAAGTCTTTTCTTTATTCTCGAAACAGAACTACTACTTGTATTGAGAGCCTTCTGAAATTGCTTTATTGTGATAGCTTTACCTTTGGCACCGACCTTTTCACCCTCAGGTGCTTTCATACAACAGTCCTTATGCTCGGCAGCACAAATCTGAAATTCAAAAAGTTTCTCGTTTATAAGATTGAATAATTCCTTCAAGGTATAATCTTTTACCTCAAACTTACATACCATAGCACCACGATACTCACGACCCTTTCGAGTCCACTTTATCGTATTGTCACGGAACGAAGAGACAATAACCTTGTTTCCGTCTACCGAAAACAAAGCATCATCTTTCATGTCTTGAATAAGTCTTTCTGCTTTTGGTTTACCAATATGTAATCCTTTCCTTAATTTGTATTCCGTAACATTCCACATTACAGAATTGCTATGCTGCATCTTTATCCAAATAGCAACAGCAAGAAGTTCCTTCATGCTCTTACTTGAAGAGTATGCTTTCAAAAGTTCTATGGTTACATTTATATACTGCATAACATAAAAAAGAGTCCCAAAGTCTTGGTTGCAGCAAGAACTAGGGGACTCATATCTTGTAGGCTTACGCCTTGAAAGGAGGACTACTTTATCCAGCCAATCTGCAACATTGACGATGCAAAGATAGAAGCAATTTTTGAAACTACCAAATGTGAAAAAATATGTAATTCGTTAATCTGTAAGATATTCAGATTTTAGGTATACACTTGGTGTGCAGTAGACATACAAATGATTACAAAGTTAAAGTAAGTTAAAGTATATTTGGCATTCAAGTTTATTTTGTTACCTTTGTAGCGAGTAAAACAAGCGATTTGGTTTCTTTAACTCTTTTATGTTACTATTTTGTTACTCGATAAAAATAGACCATTTCTAATAGTATTGATTATCAATAGGTTACAATGTTCAAATAAGCATTCGTAATGTTTTTGTATAATATGAAAAGGGGTGCTTGTGAAAGTACCCCTTTTATGTATAGGTTTACTACATGGCGATGCATTTTGTTCTATGTCACGACGCACAGACTTCTACATCGCCATGTAATTTCAAAGATATCGGGAGTTTTTAAAAAGCCTGTTACTATCTGATTTTAGCACCAAATGACTTGACAAACTTAATCTTCTTGCCTTTTGCGATGATTGGCTTCTTCCATTCACCACCCAAAATACGGATAACAGCCTTCTTGCCTACAGGAACCGCATCTACAGCCTTCTGCAAATCCATGAAATTGCCTCGACCTTCTGCAGAGACTACATAATCATAATGGCAGACATGAGACTTCAGCGCTGGCACCTGCTCAGCTACAGCATCAGCAAGCGCACCGGCAACCACACGTGCACCATATACATTATAATGGGTATTATCTTTCTTACCCTTAGGAACCTGCGGATTCTCGCCAGGCATAAACCACATATGTAATTTGCGGCTGCCTTCAATACCCATGCCCGTTTCTATATCGTGGGTAATCTTGGTAGCATCAACAAATGGAACATTCAGCTGCTTTGCTACATTGCGGGGAGCTATCACATAAGCTCCGTGGGTGTCGATAAGCGTATCGCTATTAATCTGTTCCTTTCCATCATATACTTTATTGCGAAGCTTCTCGTCATCATCATTCTTCAATTCTGCAGAATAATAGCAGCGACGAACCACCGCATTGAACAGTACAGGAATGCCACCCTTGGCACGGGTCTCATTTACATATCTGGCAAGGTTTGCATCAAAAGTAGATCCCGGATCAGTATGACGGTCAGGCATTGACTTCTCATCGTTATGCCCAAACTGGATAAACACATAATCACCTGGCTTTATTCTATCCAAAACCTTTTTCCATCTTCCTTCATTGATAAAGCTCAAAGAAGAACGACCATTAACAGCATGATTGTCAACAATCACCTTGTCATCAAAAAAGCCTTGCAATACCATCCCCCATCCTCGCTCTGGACTATTTCTAAAACCGCCTTTCTCGGCTGCAGTAGAATCACCTATTACGAAAATCGTTGTTGTTTTTGTGCTGGATGTCATCAGCAACGCCAGTATGAATACACATAAAATAGCTTTTATTTTTTTCAT